CGACTTACGTGGTATGATATACTCTCGTCTCACCAAGTATATTGATGAGATACACATAGGAACCACCATGAGTTTGTTTGAAAGTGGATATGACAGCTCATACACATTGATGAAGTATGTTCCTGGTAGTGTTGGATATACCTGGCACAATGACTTCGTGTTCGATACATTCAGTAACAATGGAGGTTGTCGAACCGTGACATGGTTATTCTACCTGAATGAATGTGAAGGTGGTGAGACAGATTTCAAATATGGTAGGAAAGTCGTTCCAGAGACTGGGAAGTTGGTATTCTTCCCCTCTTGTTGGTCTATGGTTCACAGAGGATTACCCGTCATATCTGGTGTAAAATACCTCTGTGTGGGTTGGATTCACTCCACATGGAACAAAGGTATCGATAAACACTGATACATAATGATGTTGGTGTTTTCGCCACCAACAACCTCGCCGCATAGCACCCATACCACCGTACCGTAGAGTGGGGATAATACTTATCGAGGGGTCGGTCACCAACACCGACCCTTCTTAGTGCAGTGAATAAATAATATTGTCGCCTTCGGGGACACACAACAACAAAACTGCCTACAAGGAGTTCTAATGAATAACTCACTAGCACGTTGGGAAACGTATAATCCCGTGTCGCTTGGATTGGAAGACATGTTCAAGAGATTGGACGTTCTGACTGATTCCACAGCTTCAAACTATCCTCCGTACAACATCATCAAAGTCAGTGATGAATTACATCAGCTAGAGATTGCACTCGCTGGATTCAAACGTGATGAGATCGAAGTTGCGGTAGAAAGAAATGTACTCACTGTGAAGACAAACAGAAGTGGTACAGATACCCGTGAGTACACTCACAAAGGATTGGCACAACGTACCTTCGCTCGTAACTGGCAACTCTCTGATGATGCCGTCGTCGAGAATGTCACCTATGCAGATGGTCTCCTGACCCTGGACATCCGTAAGGAGATCCCAGAGGCACAGAAGCGTAAGGTCCTTCCCATCTCCTGATAAATAAGTTCACCGGCACCTGTTATAATAAACAGGTGCTTCATTCATGCATATTAAACAATGACCGTTAAAGTACTTGTCACAGCTATTGGACAGCAAATTGTTGCTGAGACCAAGCAGATCGAAAATAAAGAAACCAATGAGATCGTCGGATATTGGCTTTCACAACCCCGTACTGTTCAGTACAACCGGGATGACGATGGTAACCTGGGTGTCAACTTCGGACTCTATTGTCTGGTTAGTGATGAGGCTGAATTCAGCATTCGTGGTGATCATGTTGTCGCCATTCTGGAGCCACGCCAGGATGTGGTAGACGCATGGAAACAACTTGTCTTCCCAGAAGCTGATGAAGCACCCGCTGATGATGTCGTCGCAGAAGGTGAGGATGCACCCACCGATGCCGTGGCTGACGAAGCTCCCGTTGAAGAACCTGCAACTGTCTGATGGATTTGATGCTTCTCGTGCTGAAGACAGGTGATACCCTGATCGCAGCGATTGAACAACTGGAACACGAACCACGTTGTCATTTGGAGCGTCCGTACCTGGTGGGAGGGAAGACAAAAGTCACCCTCTCTGCCTGGCCCGCACATTCATCCGATCAACATATTCTTCTTCATACTGACTCTCTACTGACTGTCTGTGATCCGTCACCGACTATCAAGGCGATGTATCTGAAGAAGATTGGTAAGACTGAGGAAGATTTCAAACCACAAGAGGAACAAGTTCTACTGAACGAGGATGAACAACTCCCAAACATTGATGACTACGAAGATGACCACGGATACGAACCAGTCTATCAAGAGGTCTAACGCTCTAACACTCTTCACTGAGTCAGTCCTCAAACCAGATCACGAGCTGAGACTGTGTGCTCGTAATCAAGAATGTTATGATGAACTGATGCAAATCAGGGAAGAGGTGCTAGAATATCTAAGACACCTTCGTGACTAATCTGTGAGATTTTACACATATGCCCGCCTCTATGGAAACAATGTCCTCGTCAGAGGATATGATGACCTAGAAGGTGGGTATTTTAAGAAGAAGGTGCCGTTCAAACCCACCTTCTTTTTGCCTGCAACGGGTCACCTGATGTATGCAAAGAAGAAGACAGAATGGAAGACACTAGAGGGTCAACCTGTGTCTCCCGTTCAACCTGGTAGTATCAAAGACTGTCGAGAGTTCTTGAAACAATATGATGGTGTCGATGGTACAACTATCTACGGGTTTGATCGTGTCTTGTATCAGTTTCTTGCTGAGGAATATCCTGGTGAGATTGATTATGATGTGAATAAGATCAAGTTGTGGTCTCTCGATATTGAGACTGCATCAGAGAATGGTTTCCCGAAGCCTGAACTGGCAGAGGAGGAAGTTCTTCTCATCACAATGAAAAACTACAAGACCAAGAGGTTGATCACCTTTGGATCTCGTCCTTACACTGTAAAGAGGGATGATGTGGAGTATGTTCTGTGTCGTAATGAGGCAGAACTACTCCTCAATTTTGTTGCCTGGTGGTGTGATGTTGAACCTGAAGTGATTACAGGATGGAACGTTGATGCGTTCGACATCACATACCTCTGTAATCGTATTCGTAAGGTGTGTGGTGAACACAACCTGAAGAAACTATCACCATGGGGTATGGTCAAACCGGACACAATTGAAGTCAAAGGTAGACAGGTTCAATACTATGACATCGCTGGTGTCACTGTCCTTGACTATCTGGACATCTACAAGAAGTTCACTTATGTCAATCGTGAATCATATCGACTGGATGTGATTGCCGAGATCGAACTGGGACAGAAGAAACTGGATCACAGTGAGTTTGACAGCTTCAAAGAGTTCTATACAAACGGATGGGAGAAGTTCGTTGACTACAACCTGGTTGACGTTGACCTGGTTGACAAGTTAGAGGAGAAGATGAAACTCATCGACCTTGTCATGTTGATGGCTTATGATGCTCACTGTAACTATGAGGATACCTTCTATCAGGTGAGGTTATGGGACATCATCATCTATAATTACCTGAGGGATCGTAACATCGTGGTCCCACCGAAACAACGTGAGAGTAGAGATGACCAGTATGCCGGAGCCTATGTCAAGGAACCGGTCCCTGGTAGCTATGACTGGGTTGTATCGTTTGACCTTAACTCACTCTATCCGTCATTGATTCGTTTCCTGAACATCTCACCAGAGACACTGATTGATCACAAACACGAAAAGGTGGCTGGTCAGGATGTCTCTCGATTGATCAACAAAGAGATTGACATTCAGGGGTCCACATGTTCTGACATCTGTGTGGCTGCTAACGGAGCAATGTACGTTCAAAGTGTACAAGGTATCATGCCACAACTGGTGATCAAGATGTATGAAGAACGAGTTAAGTACAAGAAACAGATGTTGAAAGACAAACAGAAACTCGTTGACATCGAGAACGAGATGAAGAAGAGAGGACTGAAGTAATGGGGTATCTGATTGGTGGTGATGATGACGCCAAACCACAGGCCGAGATAGAAGTCTCGGAATCATCACAATACGAGAACCTGAGTGATGAAGATCTCCTAAATCTTCATGGACAGACAGTAAAATCTGTTACCAAATGGAGTAACTTCCAACAGGTAAGAAAGATCTGTCTGAACTCACTCTATGGTGCCATTGGTAACACATACTTTCGATACTACAAACTTGATAATGCAGAAGCCATCACCCTGACAGGACAGGTGGCAATTCGATGGATCGAACGTAAGATCAATGAGTACCTGAATAAGGCTCTGAAGACGGAGGATGTCGATTATGTCATTGCCTCGGATACTGATTCCATCTATCTTAATCTCGGTGATCTTGTGGGTCGGGTCACACCCGACGGCGTTCTATCAAGTGAACGAACTGTCGAGATTCTGAACAAGTTCTGCGAAGACAGAATCGTCCCTTATATTGACTCATCTTATGATGAGTTGTCTGACTATCTCCAGTGTTATGAAAAGACACTGGTGATGAAAAGAGAGTGCATTGCTGAGAAGGGAATCTGGACAGCCAAGAAGAGATACATCCTGAATGTCTGGGATAATGAAGGTGTTCGGTATAACGAACCCTCACTCAAGATGATGGGTATTGAAGCTGTTCGGTCCTCCACACCTGCACCTATTCGTGAATATATTGCACAGGCCCTGAAGATCATCATGAGTGGGACTGAGGACGATCTGATTGAGTTCATCGCTGATAAAAGAAAGGAGTGGGAGTCATTACCACCAGAGGTGATTGGTTTCCCACGTACAGCCAACAACGTGGACAAGTATGCTGATGCCGTCACGTTGTACAAGAAATCCACACCGATGCACATTCGTGGATCACTCCTGTTCAACTTCTACCTGAAGAAGAACAAACTGACTCATAAGTACAACTTCATTGCACCAGGTGAGAAGATCAAATACATACACCTCAGGAAACCCAACCCGACAGGTGAGAATGTGATGTCATTCATCAATGAGTTCCCGACAGAGTTCGGCTTCAATGACTTCATTGATTATGATATAATGTATCAGAAAGGATTCTTAGACCCACTACAGGGTATCCTTGATCCCCTCGGGTGGAAGACCGAGAAACAAGCCACACTATTCGACTTCTTTACATGACCTTTCTCAAAGATTTAATAAAAGACATCGGAGATGAGCACGCCACGCTTGCAGCAGATATTGACGAGAATGAGAACTTCGTTGATACGGGTAGTTATATCTTTAATGCCCTTGTTAGTGGTAGCATTAACGGTGGCATCTCTGGCAATAAGATTACCGCTATCGCTGGGGA